TCTTTAGTTAAAGAGTCAATATAAGATTGAGGATCGGTAGAGGTTTGATGTATCATAGAGCTAATATTTATTGGTTACATTATTATTATCAACATAAGATCGTATTAAGGTTCGAAGTGTAGAGCTCTAGAAAAAACGTCAAATGTATTTAGTAAGATCTAATAAAAGTTTGTATATATAGTCAATTTTGTATGTAAAACAGTGCCCGACTGCGAAATAAAACGACTTTACGAGGGAAATATGGAAAAAAAAAGTAGGGGGGAACGCAGTACCTCTCTATTTGTAACAACTTTCCCAGGAATGGCCATGCCTTATATAACGCGTACCCTTATAATATTATACTACGTATAATATCTAACTAGGAGTAAGGTTAAATATAGTAAATATATATATTATTACACACAATAAAGAGTTTTTACTATAATAGAGGAATTATTTTTATGTAAATATTCTTCAATACCTGTAAGTATATATCTATAGAGAATAATTAAAAGAATTAAGAATATGGGATCACCATTTTACAACAAAGACAAAAGTAACCTTAAAAAACCTGTTAAGATAGAGCAACTTGATAAAATTGTAATAAATGCTCCAAAGGGTAAAGCATTTGGTAGTAAGGCTCTAAAAGACCATGCAACGTATAAACTTCCAAAAACCGCAGAACTTCCTAAGCCAGTTAGAGTTGATAACCTAAAGGGTTCTCGTGTGCTTAATGAACCTAGTGAACGAATAATGAAAAAATCAGTGGCTGAACCAATTAAACAAAAATTAATGAAAAATTCCACTTTTATGCCAATAGAAGCATATGCACCTGCTCAATTTGAAGGAGCAAAACCTTTAGTTCAAAGTAGTCAAAGAAAAATATACTCTACTTTTAAAGAGCAAATGGAACAATTAAAAAATAAATAAATGGCAATAATATCATCATATCCCACAGTAGTTGCTGAGGCTAACGATTTACTTATAGGTACAAAAGTAACTAACACTGGCACGATAATAAATCCTACGAAAACATTTAGAGTACAAGAAGTAGTTAACTCTGCTTTAGGTTATACAGTCTATACAGCAGGTTTAATAAACGCTGGAGCAACTGCTCCGACGCCTAATGTATTAAAAAATAATACAGGTGGAACATTCACATGGTCAAGAACAAGTACTGGGTTATTTGTAGTGACAATAGCTGGTATAACAGTAGATACTACTAAAGTAGCAATATTTCAATGTGCTAATGCAGATCTTAATATAGGTGCTAGAATAATAAACCCTACTACTATCAATGTTGAACAGTTTAGTTCAGGCGGTGGTGGTTACGTAGATATTATGGCAGCGGGAACAACAATAGAATTTAGAATATACTCATAATATGGCAGTAATATTTTCATATCCAGAAATAAGTTTAGCTAATATTGCGCCTAGCGATAGGTTTGTTTTATCTAAAATGGACGAACCTACAAACCCTACAAGAAGCATTACAATTGGAACATTAGCTAGTTACATATCTACTAATATAACACCTCCACCTGCAGTAATACCTTGGCCTTATGTATATAATCTTGGTAGTCAAAACTTTTTACAAGGATCAAGTCCAATTTTAAGCGGTTTTGAAAACACTGGTTTAGGAGTTGACGTATTTCCAGATTTAACAAGCGGTATTGGTAATGTTGCAATAGGAGATAGCGCTGGTAGAAATTTACAATCAGGAGGTAAAAATATTGCTATTGGATCTGACAATAGATTTGCAGGATCTACTGTTAACAATACTATAGTTATAGGTGCTACAGTTGATGCTCATAGTGATAACACGGTTGTTTTAGGTAATAATGATACTGTGTCATGGGAATCATCAATAGCTAACATAGTAGATTTAGGAACTTCAACATTTCCGTTTAAAGATTATTATGGAGAAGGTAATATAAACCTAGGAAACATAAATAGTCGCATCGGAGTTGGCCTTGCATATGGCGCAAACACTAGAGGAGCTGTAGAAGTAGATACATTTGTAAATTTTAATGGAGCTCCATTTAATTACTTTATACCAAATGGCGTTCTTCCTACTGGATATCCAATTGGAGTATTTGATTATTACACTGGAACAGATCTTTTTGGAATAAGTTATTGGGGTGTTGGTAGATTTATGGGTTCTGGTATCCATATTTTTTCAGATGAACGTTCGAAAGTAATACACGGTATTTCTAAGTCTAAAGAAGATCTTGATATACTAAATAACATTGAAATAACTGAATTTAATTACATAGATCCAGTAAAAGGAAATGGTAAACAGAAAAAAGTAATTGCTCAGCAAGTAGAAAAAGTTTATCCAAGAGCAGTTAGCACAGGACCTGATGTGATTCCTAACATATTCAAAGAATCTGAAATAAATTCTGGAGTTATAAAGTTAGAAAACACTTGTGAAGTTGGAGATAAGATACAACTTGTGTACGAAGACTCAAGTAAAGAGATAGTTAAAGTAATTGCATGTCATGAAACTAAAATAGTTACTGATTCTAAAAGAAAAGGTAAAGTATTTGTGTATGGAAACGAAATTGATGATTACAAGTCTGTAGATTACGACGCAATATCAATGCTTAACGTCTCTGCAACACAAGAATTACATAAAATTATCAAAAAATTAAGTAAAAAAATAGAAGATCTTACAAATAAAGTAAATTCTTTAGAAAACAAGTAATAATAAACCTATACCTGCTCGGTTGAGAGCGATAAACCAAAATAAACTTAAAACCAAAATTATGACGTTTTATTATCAGACTAAAACGTGGAATAGTCAACCACAAATCACAGAAGAAACCATTAACCTTTGGAAACATCTTGCAGAAAAGAAAAACTGGAGAATAACCCAATTACCTAACGGTTTTTATCAAACTGAATACCAAGATCAAAATGAAGAAACTTGGAACGACGTTACAAGAAGAGAAACATTAGAAGGAGCAGAACAAGCTATTGATTCATCAGTTGCTCACTATGTTAAAAAACTAGAATATGTTTCTGGACCTAAGGTCGTCAAAACTTTTAAATAATTAAATTAAATTAAATTAAATCCTATGATTGTAAAAAATCTTAACTTTGGCTCTGAAGCCAGAGACCAGGTATTTAAAGGAATTGAAAAACTTACACAAGCTGTTAGCTCTACATTAGGAGCTAGCGGTAAATGTGTGATTTTAGAAGATGCACAAGGAAACCCGATGATTACTAAAGACGGTGTAACTGTAGCAGATTCGATATTCTTAAGAGATCCTGTAGAAAACATTGGTGCAACGCTTATAAAAGAAGCTGCACGTAAAACGGTTAGAGAAGCTGGAGACGGCACAACCACAGCAACTATATTAGCTCATGCTATATTAAAAGAAGCTTATCAACATTTAGATAAATCTAATAGTAGAGAGGTAAAAGAAGGAATTATTTCTGCTGTAGAAAAAGTTGTACAATACTTAAAAAGTATTTCCGTTCCAGTTGATGATCGTATTAAGGAAATAGCTACCATATCTACTAATAACGATAAAAAGTTAGGAGAATTAATCGCAGAAGCGTTTACAGCCGTTGGTAATACAGGAGTTGTTATTATGGAACCTTCAACATTAGGTAATACAGAAGTGGAAGTAGTAGAAGGTGTAGAATACGATAAAGGTTTGCTAAATCAAAATTTTATCACTAACACAGAGCAAGGTAGTTGTGAATTAGAAAATCCTTTAGTTATGATAGTAGATTCTAAAATAGAGTCTGTTAGACAAATACAAACTGTTCTTGAATACGTTATTAAAAATAACAAAGCTTTATTTATTATAGGTCACGTAGAACCACCGGTTTTATCTGCTTTAGTAATGAATAAAATGAAAGGAAATATAAAAGTCAACGTAGTTGATCCTCCAGTTTTTGGGGTAAGAAGAAAAGAAATATTAGAAGATTTGTCTTTACTTACTAATGCTCAAATTATAAATGAAAACTTAGGTGATGACTTAAATACTATTGAGATAGATTATTTAGGAGCATGCTCAAAAGTAACTACTAGTGAAGATCAAACAATAATTCAAGTAGAAAATATTTCAGATGAAATAAAAAACATTATATCTGATCTTAAAGAAAAACTTACTAAAAAATTACAACCTCACGAGGTTATTGGTTACGAGCAAAGATTAGCTAGATTATCAGCTAAAGTTGCTGTGGTTAAAGTAGGTGCTAATTCAGATATTGAATTAAAAGAAAAGCAAGACAGAGTTGAAGATGCTATATGTGCTACAAAAGCCGCGATTAAAGAAGGTATAGTTCCAGGCGGAGGAATAGCTTTATTAAATGCAGCGTTAAATATTAACGAAGCTAACATAGGAGAAAAAATATTGTTAAAAGCAATAATATATCCTTTTAAAACTATTCTTGAAAACGCCGGAATAAATCCAGCAACACCGGATAAAAACGGTATTGGAATAAATGTGGTTACGGGAAATATGGTAAATATGATTGACAGTGGTATTATTGATCCATTGTTGGTAACAAAAAGCGCTTTAACAAACGCGGCTTCAGTAGCTACTACCATTTTATCAACTGATTGTGTAATTAATAATATGAGGATAGATGAAAGCAGTAGGTAGAAATTTAATTATAGAAAAAATAGAACAAAACATTACTAAGTCTGAAGGTGGTTTACTTTTAGGTAAAGCCGACAGAGAAGATATTAGATATGTTGAAGCTAATATTGTTTCAGTAGGAAATGATGTAGAAGGATTAAAAGAAAAAGATAGTATATTTTATGACCGACACGCTGGTCATTTTATTGAAGTAGGTAAAAACACTTATCATGTAATAAAAGCACAGGACGTGGTCGTTGTTTTATGAAAAAGCTAGACGCAAGAGATATCAAAGATATAAACTTGCTAAAACATTACCGTATAATACGCAGATGGGCTTCCAAGAACAACGATTTAACTGATGCAGAGTTAGAATTACTTATTTACTTAGATTGTATTGATTACTTTACAATTAATGATTTTAAAATGGGCGTGTATTCTTATAGTTGGAATAACCGAAGGTGGAATAAACTATTACAAGAAGACTGGATAAAATTGTGGAGACATCGAAATAGAACTACACAAAAATATAACATATATACTATATCTTTTAAAGGCAAGCAATTGATTCAAAGAATATATAGAATAATGTTAGGTCAAGATGATATACCTACAAGCGAAAGAAGAAACTCTATCATGAAAGGTAAAAGCTATATAGATAAAGTATTACAAACATCAATACAAAACGTAAATAAAGATAAAAACAGATGAGTAAAAATAGTCCTTTAAATTTCGGAATAGGTATGATGGGACAAAACCCATTTACGCAATATCAGACACAAAACTCAGGGTTTAACAATGCGATGATGTTTGGTCAGCAAGGTAATATAGCACTGCAAGGAATGATGGCGCAGGGAATGGCGGCTGAGCAAGCTGCTAATACACAATCACAAGTTGCAGCATCTTCAAGTTATCAAGATCCTAACAATGTGAGTTCAGTAGGTTTTAATAATGCTCCTAGTGAAATGGATATGCCTACTGCAAATAACTTTGGTACTGTTCCAGTTACCACAGGAAGTTTAACACCACAAACACAAAATATAGCTCAAGGTATGTTTGGAACAGCTAGTAATAGACAAAGATCTGTAAATAAAAAACCATTAATAAATTTATAAATTATGCACAACAAAAAATATGATCCTTCAATGGAAAAATTAAAACCAGGAACTAAAGTCGGTGTAGTAGGTGAATCTGCTATATGGGACGGACCTTTAGATCAACAAGGGAGATTACACGGTTCAGGTTCAAGTTCAGGTATAACAGGTATGCAAGTATTAAAAGATATTGCGCCTTACGTTTCAGGACCAATAACACAAATAGCAAAAGTATACAAATAAAAACAAATAATTAAAATGGCACAAAATCAACCAACTGGCGCGCTGGTAGTTGTTCCTAGTGATACAATTAACATACCTAAACCAGGTATAATTACTTCTGGAACAAATACGTCTGCTGTGGCTACAACATTAACAGATGCAGGAAATGATTTCCGTAATTCTGTAACTAACCTAGAGGGTTATAATATTAGAGGTGGAGATGTAGTAATAGATCTAGCAGGAGCAATATGTGAAATAGAATCAGTAGATGATGCTAACAATATTACTTTACTAGCACCAGGAGCTGCTGCAGGAGCTTATAACATATATAAAGGTAACTATACTGTAACAGATGGTTTTTCTGAAGGATATAGTTTATTTGTTGGAAATGGCGGATCTATATCTGTTATAACTGTAGATGGAGAACAAGTAACTTTGTTTAATGTAGCAAACGCTAGCTTCATTCCTTTACAAGTTCAAAGAGTAAACGCAACAGGAACAACAGCTAGTTCTATATTAGCATTACAATAGCATTATGCCAACTATATTAGGAAACGCAAATGCAATACTAGCTATACCTAACTTACCAGGTAGTGGCGGAATACCACCAACTGATTTCATTATACAAGAAAACAACGTTGGTGCTGGTACATTTAGAATGCTTACAGAAAGTGGAACAGACCTAATGATTAGAGAATAATAAACAAAAAACAAAATGGCAGATATTAAATTTTCAGCGTTTACAGCTGAAGCAAATCCCGCGGCAGTAGACTTCATAGTAGGTTACGCTGGTGGAAGTAACGTAAGAATTAGTCCTTCAGATTTAAATTCAGGAGGAGTTACTAGTGTAGCACTAACAATGCCAGCTGCATTTAGCGTAGCAGGTTCTCCAGTAACAGGGGCAGGAACTTTCGCGGTAACTGGTTCTGGAGCAGTAACAGATTATATAGATGGTACAGGAGCTTTACAAGTATTCCCTACTAGTCTTATAACAGGTACAGTAACTGCTGGTGAAATAGCATATGCTTCAGCAGCAAATGTTTTATCAAGTTCTAATCAATTCACTTTTGATTTAGCTGGTGGTACACTAGAATTATTTGAAGATGTTATATTTACTGACAATGGCGCTAGTAGCACTGGTTCACCTAATACAGTAACTAGTATGAGTATAGGTACGGGCGCAGCGGCTACTAAAGGAGCTATCGAAGTAGAGGGTTTTATAAATTATGATCTAGGAGCAAATTTTAACTACTTTTTAGAAGGAGCGGCTAACACTCAATGGCTGTATTTCACAGGAACAGGAGGATTTGATATAAGCTATTACGGTGAAGGTAGATTTTTAGGATCAGGTATACATATATTTTCTGATGAAAGAATTAAAAAAGATATATCAGTAAGTGACTCTAAAGAAGATTTAGAAACTATATCTAAAATTGAAATATCTAACTATAAGCATGTTAATCAAGCACACGGTGATAGAGTTCATAAAAAAGTAATAGCACAACAAGTTATTAAACATTATCCAGAAGCAGTATCTCTAAGTAAAGACGTTGTACCATGTATTTATGAAAAATCTACTATCGAAGATGGTATTATAAAAATAAACGTAGACAGTTGTGGATCTGACACGTGTTGCAAGTTAGATGATAAAATAAAACTAATTTATCCTGATGGATCAAAAGAATTAGTTAACATAATAGAATCAGACGGAGATTCAATCAAAGTTGATTCAGATAAATCAGGTGAAGTATTTGTATATGGTAAAGAGGTTGATGATTATCATTCAGTTGATTATGATGCTTTAGCAATGCTAAACATATCAGCTACTCAAGAATTATACAAAATAATAAAAGAATTAAAACAAGAGATTAAGCAATTAAAACAAAACAACAACTAATTATGGAAAAAGGACATTACGGTGAATATAGCGGTAACGCTAAACACTCAAGAGTTACAGCATCTAATTACAAAGCAAGTGAAAGAGATGACGCTGCACATATTGATTATTTAAAAAGAGATGTGTTATATGATAATCACCATAGTCATAGCGATGCTGCAATGACAGCAGACGAAAAACATATATCTCATTTAGCAGGTGATATGAAATATGATAAAAAACATCACGGGATGTCTAGATTACAACAAAACGACGAAAGAACTGGTGATGAAACAATTGTACCACTTACCGCGCAAGAACAGTTTGACCAAGCAAACACTGCGCTAGAAAACTTCAACAATAGCCCAGATGGTAGAAGAATTCAACATTTATTAGAAAGAGGTATAAATGCTAAAGAAAGAGACTCTCTTATAAATATTAGAAAACCTCTTGATAACGCGTATGATGAATCTTTCCAAAACCTTAATTTCCCTCAGAACGGTCCGTCTAGAGAATCATCAGAACTTAAATATATGCCAATTGAAGATGATATGAAACGAGGTATGTCAAGAGAATCATCAGAACTTAAGTATATGCCTATAGAAGATGATATGAAACGAGGTATGTCAAGAAAAGAAGATTTAAATGCTAAGGCTCTGAGAAAAAAAGTAGAGAATTACCCAAGACCAATGCCAGCTGACGCTCCAAGACAATTTACCGCACAAGCGTATAAGCGTTTAGGTAGGTCTTATGCTAACGAAGGGAACGTAGGTATGCCAACTGATGAATATGTACAAAGTAAATATGAAGAGTATAGAGACGGATCAACAGGATCTCAAACTGCTCCTGGATTTGAAGCAAGAGATGGTATGTCAAGAAAAGGTTCTAAACCAGATTATATAGATATTGATGGAGATGGTAACAAGAACGAGTCAATGAAAAAAGCTTCTGATGGTATGTCAAGAAAAAGTAGAAGTGAAAGATTGAGAGGAAGAGCTGTAAAAGTATCAGAAAGATCAGGAGAAGGACAAGGTGGTTATGATTATGAAAACCCAAGAGTAATGAACATGCTTAACAGAGCTAACATGCTAGATGAAAGAAGTGGTGCATTTGATAAAAAAGGTGCAAAAAAAGGTAGAGATATAGGAAGATTTTTAGTAGATGAAAGATCAAATGAGCTAAGAGATAATGAAGTAAATAGAATGATGGATGAAAGAAGCGATGGTATGAATAGAATGAGTAAATACGGAGGAAACAAACATGATTACCACAGACACATGGACGCGCAAGGTCATATGACTAAAGATGGCGTTGTTGGTGGTGGTAAATACGGTAAAGGTGGTCACTATAAAGATTACGAAGGTATGTCTAGAGATTCTTACGGTATGGAAAGAAAATCATGCGGGACTAAATATACAGGCGTAAGTAGATATTCATCTCCTGCAGCTTTTATGGGAATTAAAAGACCAGGAAGATGTACACCATTTCCTAATCCTGATTGCGAACCAGGAACTCCACAATATAACCTAGCTAAAAGACTTAAACCAGGAGGAGATTTATACAAAGGTAAAAAGAAATAATATGAAAACATTAGATAAATTAAGAGGTAATTTTTTTAATAAAAAATCTTTTAATGTAGGTTTTAACAACAGATCTCCACTTAGCTACATAAGTAGTACTGGACCTAGTGTACCTTCATTTTCTGATCCTGGTATAAAATCATTTTCACCTTCTGACTGGGAAGGAGCTTATGATACTTCAGATGCAGTAAGAGCAGAAACTCAAGCAGAGATTGCTAAGGGTGAAGGTGTTGGTGATGCAGTTTGGGGTGGAGTTAAAAAGATAGCTGGTGCTGTAGGTGGTGGAAAGTTAAATGATAAAGGCGGGGCATTTAGTGGTGATGTTGACGGTTCAGGAAAAGGAAATAAAAACACGCAAATAATGAATGACATTGAGGGTATTTTCGGTGGAAATAAAGAACAACCTAAAGATAAGTTACAAGAATATAAAGATCTTAAAGCAGAATTAGGATTATAATAAAACAGTCATGGATCTGTATAAAACCAAAGAAATATAAAACAAACATTAACATTTAAAAACAAAAAATCATGGCAAATTGGATTAATTTCAACGTAGTTGGTGGTGTAGTAGATGGAGCAGGTGCTCCAGCTCCACAAATGGACGGAGACAACTTAGTATTAGCTGAAAGCATTATTAGTGTACAAGCAGTAGTAAGTGGTGGAGGTGCAATCGAAGCAGATTTACAACTAGCTGGACCAACAGGTGCAACAGCTTGTAAACTTGTAGTAGCAACTTCATCTGCAGCAGCAGACGCTCCTGACGCTAACGTACCAGCTTCAGCAAATTACGTAAACAAAGTTAAAGGTGCAATTATCAGATCATTAACAGCTAATCCAGGTGGTGTAAAAGCTAACTGTGTATTACCTCAAGATCAAGCTGACCCAACTGCTCCTTACGACCCAACACTTAAAGTGTTCTGGAGAAGCTTTACTATTTCGTAATTATGAAATCAAGAGGATTAGGCGATTCAATCGCAAAATTCACTGAACAAACAGGTATTAAGGCTGCTGTCAATAGAATGGCTAGCAGTCTTAATAAACCCTGTGGTTGTCAACAAAGACAAGATTATTTAAATAAAAAATTCCCTTACAATAAATAATATGACATTTAAACTAAATAACCCTCCTTATAAAATTGATAACACTCCTGTGTATCAAGTTGATCTAGGTGAAGGTATACTAGGTAAAGGAAATAAAAATGGCACTATATTAGTATCTGATAAAATAACTGATCCTAATGAGAGAGAAAGCATTATAGAACATGAAGCAATTCATGTTGATCAAGTAAAAAGAGGTGACTTAGATTACGATGATAAAAACGTTTATTGGCAAGGTAAAACATTTCCAAGAAGCAAAATGAACGAAGGTAGTCCAGATTTACCTTGGGAAAAAGAAGCATATAGCAAAACAGATCCATACGAAAAATATTAGCATGAAAAACACTTATAAAACTGGAAGTCCATTTTTTAAATTAAATTCAATTTCATCGAAATTTTCTAAAAATACAGACGATACATTAAATAACTTAAAAGATCAGGTTATTGATTTTAGTGGTTATAGAGGAAAAGAAACATACAATGATGCTATGAAGACGACTACAAGAGTGAGTAGTCCTTCTTTTAATTATAATCCTAGAGACACGTATGGAAATAAAAATAAATATCCTTACTTAAATTCAAGGTATCATCAAAATAAACCTGAAATTAAAAATGTAAATTTTGATCCTAGGTATGGTAATCCTGATACCCAGTCGTATCAAGATGATTTAGCGCGTCACAAGCAGTTTCAAAATTATTTACCGGGAAGTAAAGATAAATTAAAAACTTTAGAAGCGCAGGCCGAGGCAAGTTCTAATATTTATGACAATCTTGACAAAGCAGCTTTAAGTGGCGATGAAGCTACGCTTAACGCGGCTTTACAATCTGCTAACCAAGATTATAGAAATTTACCAAAAGGTGAAGGAGTTAATGAAGGAATAGTTGGAGAAAGACATTTAGGTCATATTCTAAACCCAAGAGGAGGTTCAACAATGAGAGAACTTATGCAGCAACGTAAAGGTTTACCTGACATAATTAATCAAGATGGTAGTGTTACAGAATATAGACTTGGCAATAGAATTGTTCCAATCGAGGGAGCTAGGTTTCACACAAGAAATATGATAGAACGATTTATGGGTAGAAATAAACAAGCTGCAGGAGCGCAAGACTTAACAGATGGCGTAAGAAAGTTAGGACAAAGTATGAGAGATTTTAATCCTTCTGAGGGGTTAGGATTAGATGAAAGAACTGGAGAATATAAAATAAATTTTGGTGGGCAGTAAAAAATTTAAAGACACTAAAGTAGGTAAATTTTTATCTAACACAGCTCCTGGTATATTAAGCACTGTAGGTGATGTATTACCTAACAATGGTGTAATGGGTTTAGTTAAAAACCTTATAAATAAAGAAACGGCTTTACCGCTAGAAGATAAAGAAAAAGCTTTAAAATTACTAGAATTAGATGTAATTGAAATGCAAGAGATATCAAAGCGTTGGAATAGCGATATGAAGTCAGATTCCTGGCTAAGTAAAAATACGCGTCCTATGTCTTTGATTTTTTTAACTATATCTATGGTTATTCTTATATTACTAGATAGTTTTGAATTAAAATTTGGCGTAGATGATAACTGGATAGATCTTTTACAAACGTTATTAGTAACAGTATATGTAGCCTATTTTGGTTCTCGAGGAGCTGAAAAATTTCAAGCTATTAAAAAAAAGTAAATACTTTTCAAAATAAGTGATTATAATTTAGAACAATTAAATTAAATCAAATATTATGAAAAAATTATTAATAAGCATTTTAATGCTTGTGAGCACTTTCACTTATGCTCAAGAAATTCCTGGACTTGAAGGTTTATGGAAAGGTGAAAATTCAACTTATTACGTTGCTATTTTATGGGACGGTGATAAATATACTTTTAATAACTTTTCTTTTGTAATAGGTAAAACTGCTAAAGAAAAAATTTATAAAAAAGGTAAAGACTATATTGTAACAAATATATACACCGAAAGAACTAAACATAGTATTAATATTAAATACACTGTAATAGATGAACAAACTATACTATGTGAGTTTACAGGATCTAACAACAACGTAAGTAAATATAAACGAATTAAATTAAATTAAATGGCTGAAAACAAAGTAACAGAAAAAGAGTTAAAAGAAGTACAAGATTTACAATCAAATCTTTATAAACTAACTACAGACATCGGAGTTCTAGAAACTCAAAAACACGCGGTTTTACACGAGCTAGCAGGTGTTAATCAGAAACAAGAAGAGTTTAAAAAAGTACTAGAAGAAAAATACGGTTCAATAAATATAAATTTACAAGACGGTACTTTTGAATTACAAAAAGAAAATGAGTAATGTTATAAGAAAAATCAGCATTGGTGCTGATTATAAGAATGAAGCAATGCATTATTCTGTAGGTCAACAGGTTTATGGTGGTCATGAAATATCACATATACTGTTGGACGAAAAAGATAATTCTTATAATATACATATAAAAAAACTAAATGAGATATTGCCATGGAAAAAATTTAATTCTAACATGGCTATATCTATTGAGTATGACTTAGAATATTAATGAAAAGTTTATACGATTTTATTGTAGAACCTTTAGGCGAACGTTATGCAAATACTAAAAAAATAGGTGAAAAAACTTTAATTTTAAATACTAAAATTGAGTCTTGGAAATTTGTTAATAGATTTGCTGTAGTTTTAGAAACACCAATTGCTATAAAAACTTCTATTAAAAAAGGAGATATAGTTATAGTGCATCAAAATGTTTTTAGACGTTTCTATAATATGAAAGGAAAACAAAGTAACAGTAGATCTTATTTTAAAGATAACATGTATTTTGTTGGTATGGATCAAATTTATCTATACAAAAGTAACGACACTTGGAAATCAATTGGGGATCGTTGCTTTATAAAACCAATTAAAAATTCATCTTCTCTAGAGAACAGAAAAGAGAATCCTTATATAGGAATAGTTAAAATTGGTAATAATAAGTTAGAGGCATCTAAGATTAATCCAGGAGATAAGATAGGGTTTAAGCCAGGTGCTGAATGGGAGTTTGTTATAGATGACGAACGTCTTTATTGTATGAAATCAAATGATATAGTTATAAAATATGAGCATAAAGGAAACGAAGAAGAATATAATCCACGCTGGACAATTAGCAGTTAAAGAATTAATTAAAGTTGCTAAAGAACCAATTATAGATTTTGGACCAGACATTTCTGCAGATAGATTAAAAAACGCAGCTGCTACTAAAAAACTATGTATATTTGATGCTTTTGAAATATTGAATAGAATAGAAGAAGAAAAGAATCTACTTGAAGATAAACCTAAAGTAGAAGAAAAAAAAGAAACTACTTTCCGTGGTTTTGCTGAAGGAAGATCTAAATAATGTACGAGCAAAGTTTATATATTATATTAAAAGATCACGTTAAACCAAAAATTCTTAAACGAAATAATAAGTATAAGAAATGGGAATATGGTTATAATGAGGAACATGACTTTGTAGTTATAAGTAAAGACGGAACTGTAGGTGATATATACGAAATACAAGGTTTAAAAATTGGAGTTCCTAGTAAGCCTAAAGAAATACATGCTTTTGAAGATGGTAAATGGAAAAGAACACCATTACCTAAAGTTCTTAAAAAAATTAAAAGTGTTTTTGAGTGGGATAAATATCCAGAAGATTTCAAAGAAAGATGGTATGATTTTATTGATATAGAATTTACTAGACGTGAAGAAGGTTTTTGGTTTAAAAACGGTGATAAAGATTTATACTTGACTGGAACACATTACATGTATTTACAATGGAGTAAGATTGATGTTGGGCCACCAGACTTTAGAGAAGCGAATAGATTATTCTTTATATTCTGGGAAGCTTGTAAAGCAGATGTTAGATGTTATGGCATGTGTTATTTAAAAAACCGTAGATCTGGTTTTTCATTTATGGCTTCAGGAGAAGTTGTTAATTTAGCTACAATATCTAGTGATTCAAGATATGGTATATTATCTAAAACAGGTCCTGATGCTAAAACTATGTTTACTGACAAAGTAGTACCAATATCAGTTAATTATCCTTTCTTTTTTAAACCGATTCAAGATGGTATGGATCGACCTAAAACAGAGCTAGCATATAGAGTACCAGCTTCTAAATTTACACGAAGAAAAATTATAAGTGGAGAAGTTGCGGCAGAGTTACAAGGACTAGACACAACAATTGATTGGAAAAATACTGGTGATAACAGTTATGATGGTGAAAAACTAAAACTATTAGTACACGATGAATCTGGTAAATGGGAAAGACCTAATAATATTTTAAACAACTGGAGAGTTACAAAGACATGTTTAAGATTAGGATCTAGAATTATTGGCAAGTGTATGATGGGATCAACATCAAACGCTTTAGATAAAGGTGGTGGAAATTTTAAAAAATTATATGAAAGTTCAGATGTTAACAAAAGAAATGCAAATGGACAAACGCGTAGCGGACTCTATAGTTTGTTCATACCTATGGAATGGAACTACGAAGGATACATTGATTCTTATGGCGTACCTGTATTCGAAACACCCAAAGAACCTAGGGAAGATCCTCACGGACAAAAAATTAAACTAGGAGTATTAGACTATTGGAAAAATGAAGTAGACGGTTTAAGCGAAGATCAAGATGCTTTAAATGAGTTTTATAGACAGTTTCCCCGCACAACTAAACACGCGTTTAGAGATGAATCTAAAAACTCTTTATTTAACTTAACTAGAATATATCAACAAGTTGATTGGAACGCAGATATAAAACATAGTAACGTTGTAACTCAAGGTTCTTTTGCTTGGACAGGAGGTATAAAAGATACAAGTGTAATATTTGTTCCAAATAAAAGTGGTAGATTTTTTGTATCATGGGTTCCACCTCAAAGATTACAAAACAATATAATTAACAAGTTAGGAAGAAAACATCCTGGTAATGAAAACTTAGGAGCTTTTGGTTGTGATAGTTATGATATATCAGGAACAGTAGACGGTAGAGGTTCTAACGGATCTTTACACGGTTTAACTAAGTTTAGTATGGAAGATGTTCCACCTAATCATTTCTTTTTAGAATATATAGCTAGACCTCAAACCGCAGAAATGTTTTTTGAAGACGTACTTATGGCTTGTGTTTTTTATGGTATGCCAATATTAGCAGAAAATAACAAACCTAGATTACTGTATCATTTTAAAAGAAGAGGTTATAGAGCTTACGCAATGAATAGACCTGATAAAATATATAACAAGTTATCAGTAACAGAAAGAGAAATAGGTGGTATACCAAATTCAAGCGAAGATATAAAACAAGCTCACGCTGCAGCTATAGAATCTTATATAGAAGAGCGAGTTGGTTTACTAGAAAATCTTAACTATGGGGATATGTATTTCCAAAGAACATTAGAAGACTGGGCAAAATTCAATATAAATAACAGAACATCGCATGATGCTTCTATTAGTTCAGGCTTAGCTATTATGGCATGTAATAAAAATAAATATAGACCAGTTCCTAAGTTGATTAAACAAACGTATGATTTAGGTATAAAAAAATACGACAATAGTGGTTCATTATCAAAAATTATAGATTAAATGAAGATAAATTATAATACTAATAGTACATTTCCTAGCCAAGTTGTTAGTGACGGCGAAAAAGCTACTTTAGAGTATGGCACGCAGGTTGCACAGGCTATAGAGCAGGAGTGGTTTAATCAAGGTAGAACTAATGGTAACAGATACTTAACCACTTGGAATAATTACAACAGATTAAGATTATACGCAAGAGGCGAACAACCTGTAGAAAAATATAAAGATGAGTTATCTATTAATGGTGATTTGTCTTATCTTAATTTAGACTGGAAACCAGTTCCTATTATATCTAAATTTGTAGATATATTAGTTAATGGTATTTCTAGTAGAAATTACGAAATAAACGCATTTGCCCAGGATCCTGAATCTTTAGAAAAAAGAACTAACTATGCTGAAATGCTAGCACAAGATATTTTTGCTAGACAAACAATGGAAGAAATAGTAAACAAACTTGATGCTTCTTTATTCAACACAACAATTCCAGAAAGCAAGTTACCTTCAGATGAAACTGAGTTAGAGTTACACATGCAGTTAAGTTATAAGCAGTCTATAGAAATTGCAGAAGAAGAAGTAATAAATCAAGTGCTGGATTCAAACAGATGGGAATTAACTAAAAGAAGAGTTAATTACGACTTAGTTACATGTGGTATTGGAGCTTGTAAAACTAACTTTAATCTTTCTAATGGTATAACAGTTGATTATGTTGATCCAGCGTATTTAATATATTCTTACACAGAAGATCCAAATTTTGAAGATATATATTATGTAGGTGAATTAAAACCAGTTACTTTAGCTGAAATAGCAAAGCAATTTCCTACATTAGATAATTCTACATTAGAAAAAATACAACAACAACAAGGTAACAGAAGTTACATGTATGGTTATGGTAATGGTCCGTGGGATCAAAATACTGTTCCATTATTATATTTTGAATACAAAACTTATAGTGAGCAGGTATTTAAAATAAAAGAAACAGAATATGGATTAGAAAAAGCATTAGAAAAACCTGATACTTTTAATCCACCAGAAAGTGACATGTTTGAAAGAGTTGGTAGAACTATTGAAACTCTTTACAGAGGAGTTAAAGTTTTAGGTACTGATATAATGTTAAGATGGGAAATGTGTCCTAATATGACTAGACCAAAAGCTGATACTACAAAAGTAGAAATGAATTATGCTATTTGTGCACCACGTATGTATAAAGGTAGAATAGAGTCTACAGTAGGTAGAATTACTGGTTTTGCTGATATGATACAGATAACACATCTTAAACTACAACAAGTAATAGCTAGAATGGTACCAGACGGTGTATTCTTAGATATGGACGGTTTAGCAGAAGTTGATCTAGGTAATGGAACAAACTATAATCCAGCAGAAGCTTTGAATATGTATTTTCAAACAGGTTCTGTTGTAGGTAGATCTTTAACACAAGATGGTGATATAAATAGAGGTAAAATACCTGTTCAAGAATTATCTACAGGTTCTGGACAAGCGAAGATACAAAGCTTAATATCTACGTATAATTATTATTTACAAATGATACGTGATGTAACCGGGTTAAGTGAAGCTAGAGATGGCTCTGTTCCAGATAGAGATACACTGGTAGGTTTACAGAAAATGGCAGCTAACGCATCTAATATTGCTACTAAGCATATTAACAATAGTAGTTTATTCTTAACCTTAAGAATGTGTGAAAACATATCTAAAAAAGTTAGTGATATGTTAGATTATCCTTTAACAGCTAACTCATTAAAGAATAGTATAACTAATTTTAATAGTATTACTTTAAAAGAAGTTGATAAGTTAAACTTACATGATTTTGGTATTTTCTTAGATCTTGAACCAGACGACGAAGAAAAACAACAACTAGAACAAAACATACAAGTTGCATTATCAAGTGGTGGTATTGATTTAGAAGACGCTATTGAAATACGTCAAATACGTAGTTTAAAATTAGCTAATCAAATGCTAAAAGTAAAACGTAAAAAGAAACAAGCTTACGAAAGACAAATGCAAGCTGACATGGCTCAACAACAAGCGTCAGCCAACACTCAAGCTACTCAAGCAGCTGCAGAATCTGAAGTACAAAAGCAAGAAGTTTTAACTAATCAAAAAATAAACTTTGAACAAGCTAAATCTCAAATGGAAATAGAACGTATGAGAAGCGAGGCTGAAATCAAACGTCAATTAATGGCTGAAGAGTTTAACTATCAAATTCAGTTAGAGCAAATGAAAGGTCAAAGAGAAACAAATAGAGAAGCACAAATAGAAGATCGTAAAGATAAAAGAACAAGAATAGCAGGGTCACAGCAAAGTGCTATGATAGATCAAAGACAAAATGATTTAATGCCTACTAATTTTGAACAACAAAGCCAAGAGAGCGTAATGCCTCAAGCTTAATTATTAATTATTTAATTATATTATATTATGGGAAACCAAAAAGCGGCCGTAGAGGTCAAACAAGAGGGTGACTTTAAAATAAAGTCAAAACCTAAGCGTAAAGCTAAAGATTTAGGACATGTAACAAATGCTCCTGCAAAAATCGATTTAACAACTCCAGAAGCTACAGGAGAAATAGTTCCTAATGTAGCTAAAATGGATTTAACTAAAAAACCTAAAGAAGATGCCATTCCAGAGTCAAAAACAACAGGACTACCTGATGATAAACGAGCCGAAGGTTTACAGCAAGTGGATGAAGGCGTACGGTCCGTACAAGAGCAAAAGCCCGATACAGATGTTAAAGTCGATGCTCCATTCGAACAAGTAATAGAAGAAATTATTGAAACTGATGAAGTTGAAGTAAAGAAAGAAGATAAACCTCAATTAATAGAAACACCTAGTTTACCAGAAAATGTAGAAAAATTAGTTTCATTTATGAATGAAACAGGTGGAACGGTAGAGGATTACGTGGAGCTTAATAAAGATTATTCTAAACTAGACAATGATCAAGTATTAAAAGAATATTTAAGAAAAAATAAACCTCATTTAGATAAAGATGATATCGATCTTATAATGGAAGATTATAAAATAGATGAAGATTTAGACGAGGAAAAAGAAATACGAAAAAAGAAGTTAGCATACAAAGAAGCTGTTGCTAGTGCTAAACAGGATTTAGAAAATAAAAAATCTCAATATTATGCTGAGATTAAGCAACGTCCTGGAGTAACACAAGAGCAGCAAAAAGCTGTGGACTTTTTTAATCGTTTTAATAAACAGCAAGAAACTATAAAGCAATCACAAGAAGCTTTTAAAAAACGAACTAATAATTTATTTCAAACTGATTTCAAAGGTTTTGATTACGAGGTTGGAGATAAAAAATTTAGATATAAAGTAAAAGATCCTGTGAAAATAGCTGAAAGTCAATCTAATATTAAAAACTTTGTTGACAAGTTTGTCGATAAAGAAGGAGCTATTAGTGACACTGAAGGTTATCATAAAGCTTTATATGCTGCGATGAACACAGATAAACTAGCCACTCATTTTTATGAACAAGGCAAGGCGGATGGTATTAAGAATTTAGTACAACAATCTAAAAATCCAAGTGCAGAAGCACCAAGGCAGGTTGCCAGTGGGGACGTCTTTGTAGGAGGATTTAAGGTTAAAGCAGTTAGTGGAGCTGATTCATCAAAATTGAGAATAAAAAAAAGAAAATTTAACTAATTAAAAACTAAAATTATGGCTTTAACCCCACAGTTTGGAAGTTTAGTACCTTCGCAAACTCAACAATTGCTAGCTACTAATTATTTGCAATGGACAAATAATGGTGGTGGTGCGGGTATACCAGCTAATTTCAGTGATTTTGCAGCGCAATATCTACCTGAAATTTACGAACAAGAAGTAGAAAGATATGGTAACAGAACGTTATCTGGTTTCTTAAGAATGGTCGGTGCTGAATTACCAATGACAAGTGACCAAGTAATCTGGTCTGAACAAAATAGATTACATATTGCATATGATAACTGTACATTTGTATCTGCTACAGGAGTTGTAACTGTTAACCCAGGTGCAGTTGCGGGAGTAACTAACGTTATTTCTGTAAACTCAACTGTTGTTATCATGGATGACTTTGGCGCAGAAGCAAAATGTTTTGTAAGTGCTAGTGTACCTGGTGCTGCTGGAACAATTACTGTACAACCTTACACAGCTGCTAACTTAGCAGGATCTGGATTAGTAGGTGCTGTAAAAGTATTTGTATACGGTTCTGAATATGCAAAAGGATCAACAACACCTAACTACAACGCTGCTACAGCGCCTGCTGGTTATATTAGTGTTACTCCTTCATTCACTCAATTCTCTAACAACCCATTAATCATTAGAAGTAAATATACTGTTAACGGTTCTGACACTGCTCAGATCGGTTGGGTAGAAGTTGCTACTGAAGATGGAACTGGTGGTTACTTATGGTACCTAAAAGCTGAGTCTGAAACAAGACTAAGATTTGAGGATTACCTAGAAATGATGTGTGTAGAAGGTGAGATCGCTGCTGCTGGTTCTGCTGCTTTGGCAAATGGACAAATAGGTACGCAAGGTCTTTTCGCTGCTATACAAGCAAGAGGTAACGTACAGGTTGGATTTAGCGCTGCTACTGGAATAAGTGACTTTGATGATATTCTTAGAAACTTAGATACTCAGGGAGCTATTGAAGAAAACATGTTATTTTTAGACAGACAAACTGCTCTAGATTTTGATGATATGTTAGCTCAAATCTCTGCTGGTCAAGCTGGTGGTACTGCTTATGGATTATTTGAAAACTCAGAAGAAATGGCTTTAAACTTAGGTTTTAGCGGTTTCAGAAGAGGTTCTTATGACTTTTATAAAACAGACTGGAAATACTTAAACGACGCTTCAACGCGTGGTGGTATGACTGGACCTGCTTCTATTGAAGGAGTATTAATCCCAGCTGGTACAACAACTGTATATGATCAAATTTTAGGAACTAACATCCGTAGACCTTTCTTACACGTAAGATATAGAGCGTCTAATGCTGATGATAGAAGAATGAAATCTTGGTTAACAGGATCCGTTGGTGGAGCATTTACTAGTGATCTTGATGCTATGGAAGTTAACTTCCTATCAGAAAGATGTTTAGTAACTCAAGCTGCTAACAACTTCGTATTATTCCAAGGAGTATAATACAACAAATGTAATTCTTACCCTCGTTGTATTAACGGGGGTAATTATTACTTTTATAAACTATTTAATTATATTATATTATGGCTAAAAAAGCTAAAGCAGAAAATGTTGAGGTTGCGCCTCAAGAGGTTGTAGTTAAATCTGCACCTACAATAAACCCAGTAAAAAAACAAAGCTGGGAAGTAAAAAATAGAACTTATGTACTTACCGGAGGTAAAGAACCATTAACATTTACAATTCCAAGCAAGCACAGTAGAAGACATCCATTACTTTGGTTTGATAAAACAAGTCAAGTTCAAAGAGAATTAAGATACGCTACTAATCAATCCTCACCATTTAAAGATGAACAAAAAGGTGAAGTAACATTAGGGCATATAACTTTTAGAGATGGAGTATTAACTGTTCCTGAACAAAACGTACAATTACAAAAGTTATTATCTTTATATCACCCTTTTTTAGGTCAAAGATATAAAGAACATGTACCAGAAAGTATCGCTGCTGATCAAGTAGAAGAAATTGAATGGGAAATTGAAGCGTTAAACCTAGCAAAATCTATAGATATTGATTTAGGTGAAGCAATAGTAAGAGTAGAAATAGGATCTCAAGTAAACAAAATGTCTACTAGAGAAATTAGAAGAGACTTACTGCTACTAGCTAAAAGAAATCCTAAACTATTTTTAAGTTTAGCTTCTGATGAAAACGTACAATTAAGAAACTTTGCAATTAAAGCAGTAGAAAATGACATTGTAATACTATCACCTGATAACAAAACCTTTACATGGGGATCAAATGATAGAAAATTAATGACAGTTCCTTTTGATGAAAACCCTTATTCAGCATTAGCTGCGTGGTTTAAAACAGACGAAGGTATTGAAGTATTTAGGTCTATAGAAAAAAGACTAAATTAAAAATAATAAGGGCGGATTCGTTCGCCCTTTTATTAAAATAAAAAAGAATGGTAAACGTAAACGCAGTATATCAAACGGTGTTATTAATATTAAACCAACAACAAAGAGGTTATATAACTCCTGATGAATTTAATAAAATTGGAACTCAAGCACAATTAGCTATGTTTGAAGGTTATGCTAGTGATTTAAACCAGCAATATCGATTACCACAAAACGATACTGAATACTCAGATCGTGTAAAAAATTTACAAGAAAAACTACAGTTTTTTCAAAAAGTAGGAACGCCTGTCTACGATGCTGTAACAGGAAGATTTCAATTATTAGATTCTACAGACTTTATAGCTCCTCCTTATGCTCCTAGTCCTGTAGTGATTGGAACACTTGGAACTACAAATGATGTATTATATAGACTAGGAACTGTTTTTTATAAAAACTACGATCTTGGTCAGTACACACAAAGAAACGAGTTAAGACAATTATTACTCTCCCCTTTAACTCAACCAACAGAACATTTCCCTATATATTTATATGAAGATAATTTTTTAACTGTATTCCCAAGCACAATACAGACAGATATTACTTTTTCTTATCTAAAAAAACCAAACAATGTAGAGTGGGGTTTTACTCAAGACATTACAACAGGTGCTTATCTTTATGATCAAGGAACTTCAATTCAATTTGAATTAGATCAAACAGAACAAGATGAGTTAATATTAAGAGTACTAGCTTATGCTGGTGTAATAATTCAAGACCCAAGTATAATACAAGCAGCTTCGCAACAAGTTGCCAGTCAAGATAACAACGAAAAACAATAAGATATGCCAATGCCAAACGGAGGTTTAATTACCGAAACTAACAGTCAATATTACGCGGGTGCGCAGGGGTTTGTAGTTACAGCTGTAGCTGGTCAAAATGATTTTACATTTACATTTAATACAACTTTAATATTAGGTGATCCTGATCCGGCTCAAACAGATTATGCTTTAAATAATTTTAAGCTTTACACAAGTGCAGATGGTATAACATACACAGAATATATATTACCTTATACTTTAGTGGTTCAAGGTAACGGTAATAGTACTATAAGTATAACTGCCGTAGGAGGTATTCCTCAGAATAACGTTTTAGTATGTCAATTAAAAACAATTGATGGCGGTAGTTTTGGAAACAGAGATGCTTACGGTGTTACAACAGAACAAAATTATGGAAGTTATTCTTATTTAAAACTAAGAGATGTAATAAATAACTTTATAGTAGGTTACGTAGGTAAAGATAAATTAATACCAGATGTTAAAAGAAGTGATATAATATTTCATGCTAAAAGAGGTTTACAAGAATTTAGTTATGATACTTTAAAATCGGTTAAGTCTCAAGAGTTAACTGTACCTCATACGCTTAGTGTTATATTACCACAAGATTATGTTAACTATGTTAGAGTGTCTAGAATAGATCAACTAGGTGTACAAAGAATAATATACCCATCAAACAACCTTACTACATCTCCATATGAATTACCTATACAAGATAGTCTTGGTGTGCCAACACAAGATAATTTTGAAGATAATTTAGAAAGTACATCTATAACTGAAGAAAGATGGAAAAATGCTAACACAAATCTTATAAGTCAAAACTTTAATTTTGGATTATACAATGAAGGGTTTGATTGGGCTGGTTATAACTGGGGTCAAGGCGGTATGTGGTATTGGAACTGGGGTGAGCAATACGGAATGTCACCACAATACGCTCAATATAATGGTTGGTTTAATATGAACGAAAGAGAAGGTAAAGTTTCTTTTTCTAGTAACTTAGTAAATCAATTAATAGTGTTAGAGTATATCTCTGATGGACTTGCTTATGATTTAGATAGTAGAATACCAAAGCTAGCAGAAGATGCTTTATATGCATATATTCTACATGCTATAATATCTACTAGAATTAATCAACCTGAATATATAGTACAAAGATTAAAACAAGAAAAAAGCGCTAAGCTTAGAAACGCTAAAATTAGATTATCTAACGTTAAGTTAGATGAGATAGTACAAGTAATGCGTGGAAAAGCCAAATGGATAAAACGATAATACATGCCACAAGTAACTAATACTTTTATAAGGTCTAAAATGAACAAAGACCTTGACAATAGATTACTGCCAAACGGTGAATACAGAGATGCTCAAAATTTACAAATTAGTAGATCAGAAGGTTCTGAAGTAGGAGAGTTTGAGAATGTTTTAGGAAATACAGAATTAACTTATTTGTACACAGGTAAGCAGTTTCTTCCGTTAGGTTTTGTTAAATATTTTGGTAAAATTATAGGTCAATTTACAGATGAAACTACTGAAAATATTTATATATTTAGTTCAGGTTATGAAGGTGATGGAAGATGCCCTAGAGACGTAACTGCTTTTGCAAAAGTTGGAATACCAGCAACAACAAATATCAACTGGGATTTATATGATCAAGCTGGTAATTTACTAGATCCTACTACTCTAGGTTTAGAAGTAGGTATGACAGTATATGGTGATAACTGGAACGGTCAACCTTCTGGTGCTGGTGGTCAAGAAGTTGATCCTGTAATTGTAAGTATTGTGCCTCCAGATCCTGCAGTTCCAAGTGGTGGTTTAATTGTGCTTAGTCAAGGCATAACATTATCTGGATCTAACCAATTAAATTTTGGTTATACAAATACTATACATAGATATAATCCTACAACTAATATAACTACATTATTGGTTAGAGGATCTTTTCTTAACTTTAATCAAAACTTTAAAATATACGGTATAAATTTATTAGATGATTTATTATTCTGGACAGACAACCGTAATCAACCAAGAAAAATTAATGTTGAACTAGCTAATCCTACATCTTTAATTACACCAGTACATTATTTAAATGAAGATCAAATATCTGTTGCTAAGTATTATCCTTATGAAACACCTTTAGTTTTACAACAAGCTAATTTAGTAGCTGCTAGTGGTACATTTCCACCAGCTCAACCTATAAAAGGATATCAAATTGAAACTACTCAATTCGTAGGAGATTATAATGTTAAAATAGGAGATATAGTTAGTGGTTTTCCTGATCAAAAAGATGATGAAGTTTGGCAAGTGTTATGGATAGAACCAACTGGTGGTAATAATGAAGTAATTATTTATAATAACTTTTTCTTAAACCCAGGAACTGCAGGAGTAGCTTGGGGCGGAGGTAGTTTAAAGTTTTCTAGATCATCAGCCTCAGACTCAACAGATAGATTATTAACTAGAGGTTTTGATGAAAGAGTCACAAGTGCAGCTGGACCTATTGCCACTGGCGCTGCAATAACAATAAGTTATCCTTTCACAAGTACAGAAGCCGACCCAAGTAATAATCCTACTCCTCAAATAGGAGACTTTATTACTAGTAAAACTATGTTAAGTACTGCTACTGGATTACCTATTACTTTGGCCGATGAAGTATGTATACAAGAAATCACTACAATAACTACAGGTGGTGGTGGTGTTATAACTTTAAAGTTAACTCAAAGTGTAGAAGTTGTAGCTGGTGTTAATGATGTTTCTGTTTCTGCAAATCCTAATTACGGTTTAGGTCAAACACCGTCACAAGAATTTACAGGAGATCCTGATCTTATAGAAGAAAAATTTGTTAGATTTAGCTATAGATTTAAATTTGAAGATAATGAATATTCTTTATCTGCTCCATTTACTCAAGTATGTTTTATACCAGAGCAACAAGGTATTTTTGGTAATGGACCTAACAATCAATATCAAGATCAAGTTAACGCTTATGATTCTAGTATTATAGAATGGTTTACTAATTCTATAGATACAATAGATTTAAAAATTCCTTTACCAGACGCTGGCACTACACCTGCTGAAGCAATTACTGGATTAATTGATGGTTATAAAGTAACTGACATAGAAATATTATACAAAGAATCTAATACTACTTCTGTAAAAATACTAGAAGTAATACCTGTAACTACTGGTTTAGCTTCTTTTGTTGAAGAAATACCAAGAACTGCAGCTGGTACAGGGCCACAATGGTACTACAATTTTGATTATAAATCTATAAAACCTTATAGAACTTTACCAACAAACCAACAAAATAGAGTTTATGACAATGTTCCTTTAAAAGCTTTAGGGCAAGAAATTAGTGCTAACAGAGTTATATATGGTAATTTTTTACAACAACACACTCCTCCAGTTAGTTTAGACTACGAGGCTATAAACGCGGATAAATCTATAGATTATGATAACTATGCGCAATATCCTAATCATTCTTTAAAACAAAATAGAAATTATCAAGCTGGATTTGTATTGGCTGATAGATATGGTAGAGCTTCTAGTGTAGTATTATCTTCTAATGATTCTATTCCAACAGCTCAAGGATCTACTTTATATACTCCTTATAAATCTTTTGAAGATGTAGATAATATAGACGAAACAACTTATAAATGGTTAGGTAACGCTTTAAGAATAAAAGTAAATAACGGATTAAATCCAGCACAACAAATAAATAACGAGAACACTGGTGAACCTGGTTTATATAAAGCAGAAAATGATACAAGCATCGATCAATTAGAAATAACTAATGGTGGTGTTGGATATGTTGTTGGTGATACAATAACACTTACATATAATTTAGGTCCAGGAACAGGTTTAGGACAATTAGGTGAAGTAGAAGTTTTAACTGTAGCGGCTGGTGTAGTGACTGGGGTGCAAATAATAAACAGAGGGACTGGGTATGTTAATCGTAATCAATTAATACAATTAGCAACAAGCGGTGTAGGTACTGGTTTTGAATGTACAATAGAAGTTTATCCTGCTAACCCTACTGGTTGGCAATCATATAAGATAGTTGTTAAACAACAAGAACAAGAATATTACAATGTATATTTACCAGGTTATGTTTCTGGTTATCCAGTTATAGGAGCTAGAGATTATGGTAGAGTAGCTTTCGCAGCTTTACTTGGTGACAATATAAATAAAGTTCCTAGAGATTTAAATGAAGTGGGCCCAACTCAATCAGAGTTTTCTGCTTCAGTAGTATTATTTGGTAGAGTAAATAATCCTAATATAAATAATAACGGTAAAAATCCAGTTCCTCAATACTACGAAAATAGAAAATATGCTTGGAATACTCAGTATTTTCCAAATAGAATAAGTGATGAAGTTGTAACAATAGGCCCGATTGGATCTGGTGGTTTGGAACTTGCTAATTCACCATTTGATCCGGCTGCTACAAAAGGTGCTTTTTTAAATAATTTTGGAACTTCAGAAATACCTTGGGGTGATGCTGGTTTATTACAAAGTTTTTACAATGTAGAACAAAACCCATTAGTTATAGGATTAAAAGTAGGAGCAGAAGAAAGTCAACCTCAATTACAACAACCTATTAATTTTTCTGACCCTAATTTAAATACTTTAGGAGCAAAAGTTACTAATCAAACAGTACCTGCTCCACCACCTCCTGGACTTGCAATAGGTTGTATGATACCTTTTTTAAGTGTATCTGAAACTGAACCAGTAGAAAGTTTATTAGAAATATTTTACGAATCATCTACGTCAGGTAATTTTGTAGATTTAAATAGATCTGTAGTAGCTGAATATGGTGGTGTTTCTAGCACAACATCAACGGTTGCAAGTTTTAATGAAGATGATATTAATGGAACTGTTATTTTAACTGCTTTTAGTTTTACTGATTCAGCAGGTAATGAATTAACTTTACAATCTGTACCTACAATAAACTCTATAATTGATGGTAATGGTGTTGCAGTAACAGGAGCTTTTACAATTGAATCAACAGGTGGTGGTGGTTCTTTATTAGATTTTGATTTAAAAACAAATCAATTGTTTGCTTACTTATCTCAAACAACTCAATCAAATCAATATTTTATATCTTTTGAAACTCAATACGATGATGGTGTGAACCCTGTTTTTGTAGATAGTCTAACTAATCAAATAACAATAACGCTAAACAATAAAATACCAGAAATTGGTGGATTTACTCCAGCTTATGGAGCAGACGCTGGAATAGAAGTTGCTTGTGGATTTATTGGAGGAACAACAGGTTATACAACTGTTGACACGGGCGTGTTTGGACAATTTACAAATGCCAAAAACGGAAGTGCGGACCCAACGCAAGAAACAGATGAACTATGTTATTCTTTAGCGGTAGCTTCACCAGGCGGAACAGCTGTGTTTTCTATAGATCAAACAGGAATAGTTACTCTAGATTCTGGGACTACTATTAATGGAACTTATACTTTTACATGTACAGTGACTGATGCTTCTCCATCGTGTGTTAATGATGTTAATAGCCTTTCAGTTGATTGTGTTATTGATGTTATATTAGGAACACCTCCAGTAAATAGAATATTATGCTATGGTCCTACTGTTGCAATGAATAGTTTAGTGACAGAATGTGGACCCTCTGTAGGTGCAGGAGAACCTTTAGAAGTATTTTTTGGAGCAAGTAGTTTTGTTAACTGTGGTATTGTAGGAACAGCTGGACCAAATATTGGTAGTGGCACACAAACAATAATGAGTACTATAGATACCGCGCTAGGAACTTTAGGACCTAAGTATGGTTTAACATCTAACAATGGTCTAGACTTAGCTTATTATAATGTTTTACAAGAAGGAAAATTTGGAGCAAGTCCTATACAATGTGGAGGTGTAACTGAACCTTTTACAACAGGAGCATTAACTCAAGGAATAGTACAAATAACACCTAGATTAACTAAAAGCGCTACAGTAGCTAGTCCATCAACATATAAGACTAATTTTACAATATTATATAGACCAACAGCGAGTGACGCTTGGGTGATAGCAACGTGCGATGTAGGTTCACCAGCACAACCAGCAGGTGGAATAATTGGTAATTTTAATTTATTAGAAGTTACCGGTGCAGGTGGCGCGGTTGCTACGCTAGCATATAATTTTTCTGCAGTTGGTGAATATGCTGTAAGAAATAATGGCGTATACAGTGTTGGCTGTACTGGCTGTACTACATGTGCTAGATTTGATGTTGTGTATTTTGACGCTTTAACAGGTTCAACTGGCAATTGTATAACATGTTTAGGGCCACTGTAATAATGAAAGAAAACAAGTAATAATAAATATATGGCGACTACACTAGAGGTATCATACTTTAACACGTTCTGGTTGAAAAGATTAAAAAATATTAATCAATACCAAGAAAGAGAAGCAGACGGAACGTTATTGGCCGCAGGTATAGGTGGTGGTATAACTACTGGTACACCTGATCCAGTTACTGGAGAAGGTTATGTTATACCCGCAACTGGTAGTACTGAGCCTAGTGCTAACATATATGAAGACTGGTTTGTTGAAGAGTCAAGAATTAAAGGAGGTTTTAATAATACTTCTGTAGATTTTGGAGTTAAAGCTTATATAGTTGAAGAAGAAGCTAGTCAAACTAGAAGACAAAGCTCACTAATATACTCAGGTGTATACAATGCTAAAAATGGTATTAACAATACTAATGAGTTTCCAATAGGAGAAGATATAACTAGAAGTGTAGATCCTGCTTCAGGAAGTATACAAAAACTCTATGCTGAAAATACTAATCTAGTAATATTTCAAGAAAGAAAAGTTAACAGAGCGCCTATAGATAAAGACGTTATATTTACTCAAGAAGGTCAACCTTTAAATAGCAACAGTAGATTAGTAATAGGAACACCAAGTGCTTTTGAAGGTAACTTTGGCATATCAAGAGATCCTGGTTCGTTTGCTGTTTATGGTTATAATAAATATTTTACTGATAGAGATAGAGGAGTCGCTATGCAGCTTGGTCCCAATGGTCTTACTGAGATATCTAACTTTGGTATGATTGATTATTTTAGAGACGCGTTGAATACTGGTACTTTTACAGGAATAGTAGGAGGTTATGATGTATATCAAAAGAATTACGTGTGTACAATAGAAACACAAACTCTTGTTTTTGATGATTTAATAAACGGTTGGGTTAGTTTTATGTCATATGTACCAGAACTTTCAACTAGTTTAAGAGGAAACTATTATACATTTAAAAACAATGCGTTATGGAAACATTATGACGGTTTTGTTTACAATCAGTTTTACGGAATACCAAATGTATCAAGAGTGAAGTTTGTCTTTAACCCACAACCAACTAGAACAAAAACATTTCAAACAATAAATTACACAGGTAGTAATGGATGGAAAGTTCAAAGTATAACAAATGATTACACTGGAACTGATGAAAACCCTCAACAACCTGGCCTAGGCAATACTACTAGCACTAATCAAAATTTAGGTATACTAAGTTACGATCAGGGTTATTATGTAGACCCTAACAGCGGTGTACAATATAGAGCTGGTTTTGATAGAAAACAAAACATATATTATGCTGCTATAAAAAATGATAGTTTAAGTGTAGCAGAAGAAGTAATAACACCAGGTAATAAGTCTAGTGGATTAAAAGGACAGTATCTAGTTGTTACGTTTGCTGAAGACGATTTTACAGACAGAACAGGCGCTAAGCAATTATTTAGCGTAGGAGCTGTTTACAATAATAGATAATTATATGAAATTAAATGCAAGAAAATTAATCGATACAGATTATAATGTATTGGTTGATTGGTGGAAATGGTGGCGTTGGCCAACTATTCCTAAAAACTTTCTACCAGACAATGGTACTAGTGGAATAATGATACAAAAAGAAAATACACCTATAGTGGCAGGGTTTATATATTATACTAATTCTGACGCTGTGTTTGTTGAGTGGATAGTATCTAACCCTAAGTATAAAGAACATGATAGAAAAGACGCAATAGAAATGTTGTTAAAAACAATAGAAACTATATGCAAAGAACAAGGTAAAAAATACATGTTTTCAATAGGTAGAAATCAAAGCTTAATAAACACACATAAGAAATTAGGATGGGATGTAGACAACAAATCATCTTATGAGATAGCAAAAAAAATATAGTAATGGGTAAAAAAATAGGTAAAATCATTGGCGCAAAAAAAGGCCAAGCAAAAGCAAGAGAGGAGCTCAACAATGCTAGAAACAGAACTAATGCTGCTGAAGCAAAAATGAACGACTCGTTAAACAGTCGTCAGGATATTATTAATCCTTACGCTGGTATAACTGACTTGTCTGGTTTAGCTAGAGATTTAACTAGTCAAATAACTAACCCATTTAATAATTTAACTGTATCTACTGCAGCGGCTAAAATGCAAGCGGAAGAAACAGATATAGCTTTAGCTAACACTTTAGATACCTTAGAACAAACAGGAGCAAGCGCAGGTGGTGCTACTGCTTTAGCAATGGCAGCTTTAAAATCTAAACAAACTGTTGCTGCAACTATAGAGAAACAAGAAGCAGCTAACGATCAGTTAAGAGCTCAAGGTGAAGCGCAAATGAATAGAGAAAAAGTAGCAGCTAGTCAAGCTTATGATCAAGCTACTATTCAATTAAAAGGTAGAAAAGAAGAGGCTGATGCTAAAGGAGAAATATTCGAGTTCCAGGCTCAAGAAGCAAGATCAAACGGGGATTTAAATAGATATACCTCTATGTTTATAGGAGCTCAAGCAGCTGAAAACAAAATAAGAGAAGCTACCGCGGAAGCTGAAGAAGAATATGGTAACGCTTGGGGAGGGTTATTCGGATAAAATAAACTATAAAAAAAAATGAATACAGTATTAAAAGGTCATAACGATAAAATGAATAGATTAGTTAATGTTTCGCAAACGCGCAGAAGCAAAGAACTAAACTTTTTCACCGATGCCAGTAACAAATACAGAAGTTACATGAGTAGTTCATCTTCTGAAAATCCATATGAAGATAAAACTTTAGCTAACATAATAAAAGATTATTTTATTGATCTAGCACAAAGACCCGTAGAAGGAGTTATAGCTAGGCAAACAAAACTAAAACTAGAAGTTAAAAACTTAGGTCAAAGTGAAATTAAAGAAGATAAAAAATTTATAAAAGAATACTTTAGTAGACTAGATAAATCTATCACTTTAGGTGGATATTTAGCTCAAGCCACCGATAGAACTAATCCTCAAAACCTACCATTATTTATTAGTGAATATAGATCTATAAATATAAATGGAACTACAGAAAGAAATAAAGATAAGAACATGTTTTCTATGGCAGCTTGGTCTAATCTTTTTGATTATTTTAGAGATGTTAAAGTTGAGAAAAACTTTTATTTTAGAGAAACAGAAAGTGAAGAGATAATAGTATTTACACAAAGCATGGAGTTTTTAGTTAAAGGCGAAACTTTTAGAAAATACCTTCACAACGTTCCTTATGTAATGGATGATTTTTTGAAAAAAAGAAACATTAAATATGATACTAACGGTAACATGTTTTATATTATATACAATGAAATAGACTCTTCTCAGTTAGATAATGACGAATTGTTATCTTTATTTATTAGTACAGTTCCTGAAGCTATGAACTTACAAACAACTTTTGAAGACGCTGGTATAACTACAAACGCTACATTACAGCCACAGTTTTTTCTAGGTGGTTCTGTTGTTTCAGAAGATCCTAACGATGTTGCAAAAGATACTTCTATAAAAATACCTATATATTCTGTAGCTAATGGAAAACTAAAACAATACTTAGTAAAACCAATTGTAACAGAGTTTATAGACAACAACCCAGCTTATAATGCAGAAGTAAGAGCTCACGTTTCTGGTTTATTTGCAGTAGCAAGTGGACACATATCTGTGTTATCTGGTTATTCTAACAAAAGATTAGGTATAGATTTACCATTAGGTATAAACGAAGAAGTATCTCCTGAATTAGCGAAGCTTTATGATGAATTAGATCCTGAAGGTAAAGCTGGATTTGTAGGTAATAGATACGCTTTTAATAAAACAGGTTATGGAGATCAAAACGTAGCTATGGTAGATGCTCAAAGAGCTTATCTAATGAGTATTATTTTACAAGCCAACTTAGATAGAAAACTACCTCAAAAAAATATAGCAAACGAACCTAGTATAATAAAAGAAACTTTAAGTGACGAGAAAAAACAAGGCCAAGACTTAATAAAAGCTTTAAATGATAATGAAATGCCTATACCTGAGTTTTATAGAAACATGCTAGGTATTAAAGAGTGGCAAGCAGGAATGACTTTGTTCTATCAAAAACTACCAGAAGAAATTAAAGATTTACCTACAGAGCAATCTCCAGAGTTAATTGAAGCATTGAAACAATATTCTTAAATAAAATTATATGGAAGAAGAAAACGATTTTAATTTCCAAGAAAACAGCTCTTTAGATTTATTAAATAATATTTTTAATACAGAAGAAGAAGAAAAGTTAGACGAAGAAGAACAAACAGTTATAGGCCCAGTTGCTATAGAAGTTGAAGAACCACAGCAAGTTATTGAAATGGTACCTGAATTTGTTGAAAAAACTAACGTTTATAGTGATAATTTTTTATCTAATTTCTTAAATCAAACGAATCCAAAGTATAACGAACAACTAAATAGAGGGGATTATGACTTGGAGGAAAGAATGGTTCCTGTCGTTACTACTATAGGAAATCCTAAAGAAAATCCCTTTTATATTAAGACTCAAGAGATATTAAATGAAATAAGTGAAATTCAAAAAAATCCTTTAAAATTTGATTACTCTACAATAAGTGTAGGAGATCAAGTTAGAACAGGTTTGGTAAATAAAGATAAGTCATTAGCTCTTGATTTTAAAGATACCCAAGCAATTGACGTAGAAGGAACAATGAATCAAATCAATAAAGATCTTGAAGAGTTACCTAAAATATTAACACCAAAAGAAAGTGATTACAATGAACTGCCTGCTGAAGTATCTGTTGATAAATTAAACTATGATCAGTTTTCAGTTATTAAAAAATATTTTGATGAAAGTGTTGGTGATGTTTCTGAAGGTGGAATAGAAACTGAATTTCAAAAGAAAAGAACTGAGCTACTTACTGACCCGTATAACAAATGGATTGACGACAATCCAGATGATCCTTCGTTTGAATCATTTGAAAGATCATCAAAATTTCCAAAAGCAGAATTAAAAGCCCTTGCTAGATCATTAAATGTTGAAGCTGGTATTTTACCAGAAGGAATAACAAAAGACATGGTAGATCTTTATTCGGGGCAGTATGAAAACTTTACCACTAAAGAAGAAGTAGATAAATTTAATGAATCAATGATAGGACTTGTTAGAATTCCTAAAGAAAGTGGAACTGGCACTGGTTATGAAAACTTAGATGATTTAAACACTTTAAATAATTACTTTGAACTAAGTCCTGAAGCTTTTACTTATGTAAGAGAAGAAATATTAGGTAATTTAAAATATAGTGATTATGCTGATTGGGAAAGTTATTTAGATGCTGCTGTTAATTTTACTACTACACTTGTAAATAACGATCCTGTTAACATAAAAACAATAACAGAGGCTAATTTAAATTTACAAAATGAAACAAATGCAAAGTATATTGAATTAATTGACGCTGCTAAAGCTGATGGATCACTTAATGATCCTGGCAAATTAGACCAAATTAATTCTGAATATGAGAAGTGGCAACAAGAAAGATTTGTTAGTTTATTAGATTCAAGTGATTTTGAAGAAAGAGGCTTAGAATATCAATACGCTACTCAAAAAGTTTTAGAAAGTATATATACAGACTTTGGAAGAACTAAAGATCCGACGTTTAAAGAGTTAGATGAAAAACTTAAAGACGGAACCTACTCTGATTGGTGGTATAAATTAAGAAACACAGGAAGTAATTCATATACTAAGTGGAAGCAGTCTATGAGGAATTTAATTTTCACCACGCCTAACGCAAGTAGACAATCTCGTTTAGCGAATAGCTCTCAAGTTTTAGATAAGTACCAGGAAACTATTAAGGCAAACGGATTAGGTGATATGAACGAAGTAGAATTTAGATCTTGGTATGATGAAAATAAATTCAACGGTAAGACTTTAAAAGGTGGTGGTGGACATACCGCTGCTAGTTTATTTAACGCGGTGGTAAAGCAGGCAAACGTATGGAACACAGAAGGAAATTTTGGAGACAGTGTTATATCACTTCGTCCTAAGGGCGAAGAAACATTAGACGAATTAACAAAAGAATACGACACTAGATTTGAGGTAAATAGTAAAAAATTAGCAGAAAATATTAGCGCAAGTGTTGACGCTAACTATAGAATATCTTTAGTGCCAGCGCTAGGAGACGATAGCAGTACATTAGGTTTAGTTAACGAGTTGATAGATCAGTCAAACATGGTGTTCATGTTTGGTGGTATGGCCTTAAAACAAACTAAAAACCCTTATGCTTATGCAGTGGGTACTGTATTAGATGTTTTAGGTAGTGCTGATATAGTAGCAAAGACAATGACAGGTGATATGTGGGCTGTGTTAGATGATAAAATTAAAGAAAGAAAAGGAGAAGATTATATACCAACTACTGCAGACTACATGGCAGAATTAGAAGATCCTGATTCTATAAACACTATAGCTAATGTTATTAGTACTGGTGCTCAATTTGGTATGGAAAGATTTTCTTTAGGTAAAATTACAAAAGCAGGAACTATAGGTTATAAAAGAGTTGCTTCTGTGGTTCGTGGTCAATGGAAAAAATATTTAGCAACAGTACCTACTTTTTTAACAGCTAGAGAGTTAGCTGGACTTAGTGAATATATAGTTGAAGGAACTCAAGGTATGATTTCAGATATAAATCAAAAATTACAAGGAGGAAGAATGAGTGTATTTGACGCTGTGTCTTCTGGTGAATTTGATTTTGAAGGAGCTAAAAAAGGTAGAAGAATAGCTAAAGCATTACCTATAGTTGGTATGGTAACTCAGCAATCAGCTATAGAACTTGGTCAAATATCTGCTCAAATAGCATCTAGATTTAATCAAAAAGGAAACGCTGCAGCAGTTGAACTTTTCTACAAAGACGCTATTTCAAAAATACAATTAGACATTAAAAATAATGTAGTTACTAAAGAACAAGGTAGCGAACAAATTGAAATTATTTCTCATTATAGAAACATTGGTTTTAAACTTCCTGAAAATTTAGACGGCACAAACAGAGATGCAGCTATAGATTTGATGGTAAGAAAAAAGAAACTTCAAGAGTATATAGAAAAGGTTAATGATAAAGATATAACTTCTGCTGAAATAGAAGAGTTAGGTAACGTTTCATTTGCATTACAAAGTATTATTTTACAAGCTAAAGACAAAAATGCTTACATAGATCAAGTGGGTAACGTAACTGATATAATAAACAACAACGAAAACGCTAAAGTAAAAATAATACGTAGCAAAGATGATGCAGGTGTTGAAACTCAAATAGATAAATTAAAAGAAGAAGGATGGAAAATAGCAGCTTCAAAGGGTTTAAAAACTAACTATGGTACTATATTTCAAAAAGGAGATCAACAAGTAATAATACTTAATGATACACAAATATTAAAAGATGGAGCAATTAATACTGCGGCTCATGAGTTTTTACATGCTGTACTTTGGAATACTGTAAGAAATAGTAAAGGAACAGCTATAGCTTTAGGTAACAGTTTAGTAGAATATTTAAATCAAATTGATCCTAAACTAATTAAAGACTCTGGTTTAGCCGGTAGAATACAACAATATAAAGATGATCCAAATGTTACTAACGAACAGCAAGCTGAAGAAGTATTGACTTTATTTTCTGAGGCTGTATTAGACGGAGCTATTGATAAATCCGCTTTTGACGGAAGTTACGGTCAACAAATAGGAGAATTTTTTAGTAGAATATTTAACTCTTTAATTGGTCGTGAATCAGATATTAGATTTAATAATGGTAGAGATGTTTATAAGTTTATAAAAGGCTATAACAAAAGCGTAGAAAAAGGTGAATTTACAAAAGCTCAAGATAAACTTTTTGAAGGTAGAGCAGAAGGTGATTTAATTAAAAGAGAATACAAAACTGAAGATATAAAGAAACGTGACACTGATTCTAAAAGCAGTCAAAGTTTTGATAAAACAAATGAATTATTTGCTGATCCAGACTTTGAGGCCACTAATAGGTTTGACCAAAAGAAAGCTGTAGAAGCCGCAGGCGGAGTTATAGAAGCAGCAACTCAAAGATTATGGAGACAAGGTAGTTTATTAACAAGAGATCAATTTAAAAAAGCTTTAGAAAACGAATACGTGCAAGCGTTAGTAGAATATGATTCCGATAGAGATACTGGAACTGGAGCTGGTTCTTCAATTTCAAGTAAGTTTAATTTAAGAGCTGGTGGAGTTGCTAAAGCTAATTTAGGAAAAGGCGAATCTTTAAGTTTAGATTCTGAGCAAGCTAAACAAGTAGCAGACCAAACAGAGCAAAGAGAGTTTGACGAAGTAGAAAGTAGAGAGAATACACAAAGAAAAAAAGTATACTCTTCCAATACAAATCAAGTTGGTAATTTAGACACAGCAGAAACTAAAGCGATTATAAAAGAAGAGGTTTCTAAAGATGTATTGCTGTCTGCTAACAAAGGTAACAATGCTGCGGATACAGCTAGAACTATAGCTAATGAAGCAAAACAAAACTACTTTAAAAAACTTAGAAAAGATATAGGAACCTTTTCTAGTCAAACATATAAAGACTTTGTAAATTCTTTAGATAAAAACTTTATTAAATCATTACCAGTTGCAACAATTAAAAGAAGATTTGGTAAATTATTTGGAATAAAACAAACAGGAACTACTAAGACTAAACAAATAAGCAAAACAGGTAAACCCAGCTATTTTAATAAACCAGTTTTTAGTGTACCTAAAATAACAAGTGAAGGCTTACAACAATTTAAAGATTATTTCTTAGCAGGAGAAAAAAGACAACAGTCTTTATATAATATACTAGCTACTGACTTTGCCTTAGAATCTATGCAAGAGCTTATGTCAGATAAAACTTTCATGGACAAGCTACAAACGTCTTTAGGTAATCAAGGTATTACTTCTCAAGAGTTTATGCAAAACATTGAAAATAAGTTAGACGCAAGAACAGTAGAGGATACTTCGTTAGACGTGGTTAAAGCTAGTAAAAAATATAAAAGATCTGCAACAATTGTTGGGCCTAGTATTAAAGATTATATGTCAGACAGAGGTTTTAAAATGTACGCGATAAAAGGTCAAAAATTTGAACACGATAAATTCACTGATGATCAAATAAAAGCAAGAAACGAAAGCGTGCTCTTGACTATACCTGAGCTTGGTTTAGATTTTTATGAGTTTACTAATCCTAAAAGTGGAAAAACAAGAAGTTCAGATTCTTTCGGCGCAGGTAGCGGAAGAACTATATTTAATTTCAATGCTGGTAACAATATTGATCAATTAAAAGATTTGCTTAACGCTCCTTTAACTGGTGCATTCATTGAGGCTAATCCAGAATATGTAAAAAAATATACTAAAACTATTGGCAATGATAAGTTTTTAGATAAAGATAAACTTAAAAAAGGCTCTTCATTAAGCGCTAAAGATATTGTCGTATTAAAAAGAGCAGAATCAGAACAAGGTCAATACGCGGAATTAAGTCCAGAAAAAAGAATAGAATTATTAAGAGATAAAAAATTTAGAGACAACCAAGCGGAAAAAAGTAAAATATTAAAAAAGATACTTAACGTTATAAATAAAAACGTAAGAAAAGACGGAAAAATAATACCAGCCAGAATGGAGTTCTGGGCTTCTTGGATGAATAGTCAAGTTAACAATTCAAAACATGTGATGAGAGTTTTAGCTCCTATTGAATTCTTTTCTTTATCTAAAATGCCTAAACGTACATTTGTTGAAGGTTATAGAGAAGTCAATGGTATAGTAGTCTCTGGCAATCCTTTAAACTATGTTGCAGAACATTTAATGCCTGCTAACAACGCAGCTAAAATAGCAGTTGATCTTATATATAACAATACTGTCAATAAAGATTTTAGTTTAATAAAAGACAACTACATTCAAGGTCAGTTATTAAAAACAGATGACGTTATAGTTGGAAAAGCTGGTTACACTTCTCAGTTTCCTAGTGAGTTTTGGAATATGGACAAACCAAACGTTTGGGTTAGATATTTATTAGGTAATCCTAATATAAACTTAAATGAATACGTTACTTATAAAGATGGAAAAGTAATGACCATAGCTGAAAGCTTAGGTTTACCTTTAGATAAATCATTAAGAAATCCTGATAGTATTAGCTTTCAAAACAAATTACTTAAAGAAATTTTAGGTGTATATAAAGAAAATAATACTTTTGTATTAAAAGAACCTAAAAGCATTAAAAGTGCTAAAGCAGAATTAAAAGATTCTCAAGTAGTAAATCAAAAATCATCTAAGAAAGTTAATGTAAATCAAAAAACTTTATTTAACTTAATAACTCCTAACAGTACAACAGAAGCTTCTATTGAAGCTATGGGTAACGCAGACAAAACAGTAGAGCTTGGGAATAAAGCGAGCAAGAAAAGAAAAGGTATAAGTGTATTTGATTTTGATGATACATTAGCCTTTAGTAAAAGCATGGTTATTGTTAACATGCCTGATGGTACTACTACTAAAATAAGCCCAGCTCAGTTCGCGAGCGAGGCAGAGTTGTTAGAACAAAATGGAGCAGAGTTTGATTTTACAGAATTTGAAAAAGTTGTTAAAGGTAGAAAAGGTCCATTAGCAGATCTTGCTTTAAAACGTCAAGATAAGTTTGGTAGTGGAGATATATTTGTATTAACAGCTAGACCTCAAGCTTCTGCAGTAAG